CCCAACCGATCTGAGCCATGTCAGAACCGTTTACGGTGTAGGTTTCCTTGATGATGATTGGGTTGTTGCTGTAGAAGGTGTCGTTAGCCTCCAAGGTGTTGGTCATGCTCTGAGTGCCCTTGCGGAATTCAGAACCATAAACAAACATGGTACACACGTTGGTGTTGGCGATGACAACTGCATCGTAACATGCGATTGTCGCAACAGGAGGGGTAGCGGTGGTGATAGCCGTAACTACGCCCTTGTTGGTTACACCTGAAGTGTTGTTCTGAACCAAAACGGTCTGACCTACACGGATAGCTACGTTAGCTCCCGTTACTCCGGTATCGCCGATGCTCAGTGTGAAACCACCCGTTGTAGCAGCGGCTGCGGTACAATTGGTGTATTTGATGTGGAGACGTCCCTGTTCTGCCCACTTGATGGAGTCAGAGTTTGAAGGAAGTTCAGCTCCAACCATACGAAGGAAGGAAGCTACGGTACGGTTTCCGTAACGCTCGAATTCCTTCTCATAGGTATCAGGAAGATACTGAGTAAGGAAGTTGAATTGGTTGGAAGCGATGTAACTTCCGGGAAGCGCTGCGCCTTGTGTAGGTTGAGGCGTAATCGCAAATGTTGGTGTGCCTAAAAGTGCCATTGTTAATAATTATTATCTGTTTTTGTTACTGCGGATTTTAAGGTTCCTGCCGGAGTCAGGGTTCACCGCCCTAACCTGAACGCCGTCAGTTTGCCTAGCCACCTCAGGTGCCCTACGCTCTGACATGTTTATATTCTTAGTCTTACGCATAAGGTCATCGGTTGCGTCAGCCATCCCTTGTTCGTAGAAGAACCTAGCGAACTTTTCGGGATTCATTGCAACAGACAAAGACTTGTGATAGCCTTCTGCGTCCTTGATAAGGCCATTCTCATCCAAGAACTTACCAATGAAGTTCATAGGATTCGATTGGGCCTTTTTCAATTCAGCGGCATCGCCGGGATTGAACGTAAGCTTTCGGTCGTTGACATTGAATTCAAAACCTTTGAACCCATTGTTGAAGACCTCATCAGTCTTCTTTTCGAACCATCCTCGCTTACGATTGTTCTCCTCCTCGATAGTCTTTGACTCATTAAGGTACTTACGATAAGCTTCAATCTCCTCCTTCTCTTCCTTGGAGATAGACGCCGGACTTGACTCAAGTGGCACCTTGTATTTCTCCTTCTGAGAATTGAAGTATTTCTTCGCCTCCGCAATCGCCTTTTTCCTTTCGATTTTCACCTTCTTGATCCGACTGTCGTCGTCGAGGTCTTCGTCGTACTGATAATCCGACATCATCATCTCGATATCATCCATGTCGAGTCCTTCCTGTGTAGCCGAAAGGTATTCCCGAAGAAGATTATCAGGTTCCATCGACTCGTAGTCTTCCCTCAACTTGAGGAAATCGTCAAATCCCCTTCCTGTCTCCTTCTTGTATTTTAGATATTCAGCAACGTCTTCGGGCAGTTCTTCTGTCCTATTACGCTCCGAAATAAGTTCATCAAAAGAGTTTATCTCTTTGTTGTACCTGTTTTTGATATATGAAAGAACGTCATCCTCATTGAGTTCGGGCCTTGCAGGCTCGGACCCTTCATTCGTAATAGGCTCAGGAATGTTGTTTTCAACTATCTCAGCAGCCTTCTGTTCGGATTCATGCTTCTCCAAAAGGGCTTTTTCCGTTTCGGCTACACCCTTTGGTTCAACATCATCCAATAATTTAACCTTTACAATTTCCATATCATTATATTTTAATTAGTGCGAATATATATAATTTATTATCGTGGTGAGAATTCAGCCAAGTCAAAGCCATCCAAACTGTCCTCGTTGGATTCAAAATTGATAGGAGGGAGATTGTTCTTACGCTGATTGATGAGCGTAGACTGCTGAGTATTCTGAATGCTTATTCGCTTGGCCTTTTCTTTTTCTTTCTTCATCTCTCTTTCACTCAAGGCTCCTACCTCCATCTGACTGAGTTGGATATTGTATTGGAACTCCTCAGCCATCAACTGAGATTTTAACTGAGCCTCGTTTTTAAGTCTCTCTATATCAAAGGCGACCTCCGCCTGCTTGATTTGCATTTTCGACTGAGTCTCTAGCTGAATCTTTTGGACGGCAGCCTGAGCAGCGAGCTGTTGGGATTGAAGTTGCTGCTGAGACATCATCGCCTGTTTTTGCATCTCCATCTTCTCCTCGCGTTCCATCTTCTTGACACGCTTTAACTTCAGGAGCTGATTGGCTAGCTTAAGGTTCTTTATCTCACGGATGTCGATAGCATCCTCAAGGTTGATATCTCCCTTTGACAGGGCCATCTGAATGTTAGCCTCTAGCTGAGCCTTCTGCTCTTCGTCAGGGGCCACCTCCACGAATATGCCAAAGTCGTATATGTACAGGTCGGAAATCTCATTGAGAATCGACACGTTGTACTTACCAATCTTGTTTACAAAATCATCCTTGAAGTCAGAGTATTCTAATATGTCAGCCACTCGGTATGTCAGTGCCTCGGCTAGTGACCTATAAATGAATAGGCCTGATTCCAAGATGTGACGCGTTGCTGTGTTTGAATTCAATGCCGCTAGCTTCTGAAGGCCGACCAATGAGTTAGGGTCAGGGGTCGATCCGTCACGAGCCTCGTTCAGTCCTGTCACAGCACGTAGCATGTCCATGTAGTGGTTGTAGTTAGCAATCAACATCTGAGTCTTCGCGGCTCCTGAGTTGGACGTCAACTGAGTGATTGGAACACGTGCGTTGTTGAACTCTCCGTCCTGCGTATAACTACGACCGATGACGCTACCTGTTTGGAAGTAAAGTCGGAGTGCGTCCTCAGGATTGTAGGCGCTTCCCGTTCCAAGGTCTACCTCGTTAAGACCATCGGCATCGATGAATACTCCGTCAGGTACGACACGAGCGATGACCTGCTGAAGTTTCAAGTGCGTTAACTGAATCAGGTCGGTGAAAGGAATCATCCTACGGACCAATGACTCGATTACACCCTTGTACATACGAGGCGCACAGGCCACGTAGTTTGGTATGGCATGCTGAGATGCAGACTTAGGTCGGACCATGTTCTCTGACATCTGCCACTTGAGAAGATAGTTGGTTCCCATAACCATCACACCCTCATACCAAACGTCGATAGTCTTCTCTATCTTCTCGAAACTACCCTCCTCCATCATCTCGGCAGGAGGATTGAAGCGGTCATCCTTTTCAATAACCCTAGTAGCTCCGTTTTCAAGGATCTTCTTCTTGTATACTATCTTCTTGGTGGTCTTGTAATTGAAATACATCAATGTGCAAGTATCCCTATAGAACAAGCTGTTCTCATAGAACCTAGCCACGTTATAGTAGTCGTACCAAGACTGACTGTGCTTTGAAATCTCTTCCAAGTCTTCCCTTGTCAGGGTAGGGTCAATCTTCAAAAGCTCCGTCATCGGAACTGTTTTGATTTCACCCCAATAGAAACAATCCTTGAAGTAGGGATCTTCTGTGTAGCTATAAACCACATTCGCAGGGTCCACGTAAGACACCTTTACTCCTGATCCCAAAAGGAACTCATGCTTGGCGATTGAAATGCCCAACACGGTCATATCATAATATAAACGCCTGCTTATATCCTCGTACTTATTCTCGTCAAGTATGGTATTGATGGCCTCCTCTTCTGCAATCTCGATAGCAGGCTTATAGTTGAGTTGCATGTATAGGCTCAACTCCTCATCTGTTTCGGGAAGCTTCTCAGGATCCATCATGAACGGGTCCGCACCCGTAAGCTCTTGTACCTTCTCAAGGATTGGCTTTGCAACCATCTGTCCTTGAATCATATCCTGATACTTGTTCCTCTTAGCCTGCGACATAGCGTCCTGAGCATATGCCTTTACTTTGAAGAGACGATCCGACATCCCGTTGACAACAATATCAACAAACTTCGGAAGGATAGGAACAGGAGTCCAATCTATGTTCAAATAGGAAAGGTCACCGTCAATAGCTAACTCATTTTTATATTTTGCAATAGGCTGCTCGCCACGTGCATATAGTCTGAGCCTATGGAAGTCGCGCCACTGCGTGTAGTACCTGCAAGACGAACCGTCCCTTCTGAACCATTCATATTGTATGGCCTGACCGACCCTTAATCCGAACTCCTCGGACGCCTTCTCGGCATCTGAAGCCATTTGGCTTGGAAAGGCCGTGGCAGATATGTTTACTTCTATATCCTTCATGTAATCAGTTCGCTAGTTGTGCCGTCATTTCGGTATCTTGCGAAGTTAATACTAATTTTGGATTCTTTTTTCTCAGGCTGATACAGATGCTTCTGATTAGCCATGATGGCTAGACCCGAGCTGATACAGGCGTCGAACTTGGTCCGGTCCGAGATATCAAACTTAGCCCAATCCTCAAGCGTCCTAGTGAAAGGCATCGTGCCCATCTCGTCAGGGTCACGATAGGCCCCCGTGAAATCCAAGCCTACATACTTCTCTATGTATGACTCGATAGCCGAGGCATGAGACTGCTTGACGTCCTCTGAAGAGTTCGGTATACCACCTAACTCACGCTCGGTCTTTGACAGCTTCGCATAGGGTTTGTCGGGCCTGTTCAGGCAGAAGCTCCTATACCCCCTGTTCTTAAAGTGGTATAACAGCCTAGGTTTGTTGTTCTCAACTAAGATGGGCATTCCGTAAAACACGCAGGCCATCAACACCTCCTCGAAGAATATCTCAGCCGTCTGTGGTCGTGCTATGTACTCTAGGAAGAACTCATTCACCGGACCCTCCTCCATGTGGAACTTGGTCATCCCATGCAAAGATCCGTTTGAACCCCTCCCTCCTACCACCGCTGATATGTCATAGGAGTCGCAACCAAAGGATCCCATGTGATCATTCCCGGGGTGCTTGGTTCCATTCCTCTCATAGACCCTGTTCTGAAGGTTTTTACTAGGAAGCCAACTCACTAGGAACCTACCCCTCGGGTCAGGCGTCCAAATTACTTGGCTATCCCGTATCCCATCCCTCCATGAGAATGAACCCCTAGTCAGGTAGTGGTCCTTTATCATGGAGTCGTTATAGTCTATCTGCTGATATATCTTGGTCAGGTTAAAAAGAGCCTGCTTACTCTCGTCCCTGAACGCATGAGACTCCGTCCTTGGGAACTGACGGTAGAATTCGTTCAAGGCGTCCGAGTCGTTCTTCAAGGAATCTACCTCGGCCTCCCAATAATCGATAGCACCGTTGGAAATCCACTCCCCGTCCACCCCTGCAATAGGATCCTTGGGCTTCCTAAGCACAGGCATCCCATACCTGTCGATGAATCCCTCCATATTCCACTCCATCGGGATGAAGAGTGCGTAGAGTCCGCTCTTGGTCTGACCATTGGCGTTGCGGTCCCTGATGACAGAGTCCTCGTAGAGCTTTTTGAAGTTACCACCACCCTTGCTCAGGGCGTTAGAGGTCGAACCCATCATACACTTGCCGATAATCTTGCTACCCAACCTCAGACAGGTCTTGGTTACACGCCAACTGTTGAGGATATTGTTCGGATTGACCCACTTTCCTGACTCGTCATGAGCCAAGAGCAGTAGTTTCTCTCCGTCATACGAGTTTTCCTCGGTATTCTTCCAATCGATGGTCGTATCCAAGCCCTCGATGAACTCATCCGAGGCCTCGTACATGTTTTTCTTGGTGATTTTGGAGGCAGGAACCCGAAAAGCTAGCTCGGTCTTGGGTTTATCCATACCATCCATGATAGGCCTGAAGAAAAAGGGTAGCTTGTTGTTGATTGGCACCACCTTGTCGGTGAACATCTTCTTGGCATCGGCCCCCGTCTTAGATAATATGCCCACACGGGAGTCCCTTGCAAGGGTTCCCACGTTCACACACTCGGATGAGGCCATAAAAGAGAAGCCTGATCGACGTATTTTGAGGTAGACCATGCCAAAAGACCTAGGGTCTGCCTTACAGGCCTCCCAAAAGATGAAGAAGATGCGGTTTGCCTCCCTATAGTCAGGATATCCTACGTCAATACTCGACCATTGTAGGTACATGTAGTGGGACCCTGTAATGTAACAGGGCCTTCCGTTGTTCATAAACCAAAAGCCCTGCTCCCTGTAGTCGAATTCTTGCTCTATGTAGTCGACCCACTTAGCCTTAAACTCTGTAGGTTTCTCGTTCCATTGGAATATGGACTGAATTTTATCCAATTCCTTCGGTATATCATGCCTCTCCCAATACTGCTCGCTAGGTTTGTTGCCCCTTTTATAGCAGCTTGATGGTGTAGGAGGCAGTGCTATGTTCAGTCCTGAGATGTTTACCACATCACCTATCTCCCCGCTCTTAGAGATTACCACCACGTCATACTTTTCGTGGTAGCCATAGGTCCAAGACTTGCTCTTGTTCCTAGACTTTATGGTTCCGTTAGGGATATGGTTGGGAACCTCCCTATAAAGTACGTTATCTTGAACGTCTTTCCGCAAAACCTTGCTTTGTTTCTACTTTACTCTCGCCTCTTTCGGAGGATTCTAGGTTCTCCCGCTCCGATTCTATACGGCTCAGGATCTCCAATGCGTCAAATATCGCTAATTTCTTTGTTGCCGCAGCATTTTTAAGCCTGTCAGCAGCCAACTCATCCTCGGGGTCAGGCTTGATGATGTCTTCCTTGGCCACCTTGATGAGCTGTTCTACGGCTAGTTCGCCCGCGGCGATGATCCTCATGCGTATCTCCTTGCTGTCCATCACTTCTCTTTTAAGAAAATTACCTGTATAAGACGCGAAGAGTCCCCCTCGCCAAAGTTCTCGAATATGTTTCTTGAGTGAAGCATATCTGAATCGAAGGCGAGCATACGGTTGAACTTTGCGTAGACCCTGCATACAGGCTTGTTTGAGCTGTCGTATATGGTTGTTCCGTCCTCATTCGGGTGAACCTCGTTCAAATACAGGATGACGGTGATGTCTCCCATCATCTCATCGCTGTGTATGAAGTTCGGCTCAAGCTGATTTAATGGCGATTTACGAATAAAATTAAAATTGATTTTATAATCAGGAAAAAACATTTTAATGAATTCCGAAAATTCATCATCATCACGAGCCTGAATGCCTCGAAAGGTCTGCGACCCGTCCTGCACGTCGTCAAAGTCACCCTTCAGGACCTGCTCTACATAGGACTTGGGGTCCTTGAGTACGTCGTCAAATACTAGGAAGTTCATCTTCGTTGAGTTTGATTGTTATCTGATGGTCGTATATTCGGTACATCTTCTCCCCGTCCACAACGAACTCATACTCGCAGTCCGGAGTATAGCATACCTTATCTCCGCACTTTATGCCTTGATTGGTCAGGTACTCGTTAGGGTACACCATCTCCCCCATCAGGGGCTCGTAGGTGAACGGCTTCTTGACGTAGTAGTCGATGGCGGGGATAGGCCTGACAAAGCAGTACCTGTCGTAGGCGTTCCACTTGCCATCCTTCTTGTACATAAAGAACTGTTCGGAGTCTATCAGGAACTCATCCTCCTTAAGGTAGCTCCTTCCGCTCTTACGGCGGCCCTTCATGTCATTATAGAACTTGAAGACGTTGTGGTGAACGAGCAGGATATCGCCCGGCTCAATAGGTCCCTTATACCAAAGAGGGGTGCTGACCACCTCGGCGAACCTATTTGAAAACTTATGATCCTCCTCAGAGGTGCTGATTATCAGCTCAATGCCGCCTATTTCCTTTGTGTTGTCGTATCTTTTCCCTTTCAGCGGCTTTGCTATGAAATGGAAGGGTGACCGCATTAGTAATTTATATTGAATTCAATTGATACAGGTACTGATTGTCGGAATTCCTTCCACAAAAGTACCTCGTTTTTTTCATTTATAATGTACACCAATAAGGAATCGCTGTCCTGATTGTGTTTGATATGGTAGATCTCATAGGTTTCACCAAGCACCTTCTGACCTACGATATAGTGCATGGCATTCTTATACTCAGCACCAACAGATATTTTCCTGATATCCGTCATACTTGGTTTACGGTAACAATAACGCTAGGCGTGGCAGGATGGACGGCGTTAGCAGCCTCTGCAATCATGGTGATGTTCGTAGATGTAGCCGTCCACATCAATTGAATATAGTCACCCGCATCAACAGCAATAAAATAATTCCACATTGCCATCACATAAGTTTGGTTACCCTGCATATTCACTTTCCCGTTCGTGTCAGGGATGTTGGCGGCAGCAGTAGATCCGTTCTTGCGAAGCCAAATATCGACAGTCTGACCCGTACCACCCGAGTTTGTAAACTGAGAAGAAAACATTATGTTGTATACGCCCGTGTTGGCAAACGTAATGCGCGTAAGGTTGACCCCGTCACTGACAACAGACACCCCGTTTGTGGCGAGAGGATCGGTAATCCTAAGTATCATAGGTACCGCCACGTTTGCACCACCCGTAAGGGTCTGTGTTATTGAATCATAAAACGAACCCTTCCAAAGATTATTGGAAATCAGTGTATTTACAGGACTCCAATATGGAGAAAATCCTGAGCCGCCACTTGCCAAAACCTCTCCGCTCAATCCCGCGTTGCCTCCAACCTTAAGCTCAGAAGAGCCTCCTATAAAGTCAACATAACCGCCGACAATGAAAGCACTTGCATCTACAATAAAAGAATAAAGGGTACCAAGGGTGGTTAGGTCATTGCTTCCCAAGTCAACATTAGCAGTAGCACCCGTGTATGGTACATAATTTCCAAGATTAGCCAACCCCAAAATAGAACCGATACTGTAGTTCTTGGTATTGTTAGCGTCGTTAACGTCCGTGCCAATGACCATGTCACTGAGCGATGGGGTAGCGTCTGCGGGGTATGTACTAATCTTTGCCATCTTTTCTTATAGTATTAGACCAATGTCAACAGGTATAGGGTCTTGTTCACCAAGGCGAGCATCTCGTCCATGATATTCTGAATCTCTGAGGGGTAGTTGTTACGCTCACCGTCAATAAGCTGCTGCATCTCCTTCAAGTGCTGAGCCGCAGGCATGATCTTGGCCTCAGGGATGACAATCTCCACACGCTTGAAGCGACCGAAGTACACCTCGCTGAACTTGTCGGTCAGGTCGAGGATGTTGTCGTAGTAGCCACCCAACGCCTTATGCTCAGCAAAAGACGTGGTCTGAAGGTGCGCGATGTGCATCATGTCGCGCGATTGGAACAAGAGTCCGATGAATTTGTTAGGAGACATGGAGGTTGCTTTCCTTTTGGGTGACCTCACCCGTTTGCATGTTGATGACGGCATTGGCGCCGTACTTCTTTACGAGTTCCAACTCGTACTCGGCAAACTCCTTCTTAAGGTTGTCAATCTGCTTGAGTACGTCGTTCTTTTCCATCTCAAGTCCACCCAAAGCCATCTTGGCCTTGTTGAAGGTTGAGTTTGCTTCTTGGATTTTTCCAAGCTCTTCTTGTGTCAAATACTTGTTTTCCATTTGAGTTTGTGTTTGTTACAAATATAGTCAGGATTTTATTTCAAAGTGCATCCAATCATAATTCTTCTCGACCCCGAGGTTGATGAACCCGTTCTTATAGAACGCCTCAAGCAGCGGCTTGTACTCGTCCTTGGCGAACCTAGCCTTGTCCCTGCCCCATTTGAGTTGATTGTGAGACGGGTCCAAGTCGATAGCCAAGCCCCAAGCGTGCATGGACATGGTGCTGCCGCCCCTCTTCTTTCTGTAATTGAATACGCCACCATATAGGTCAATACCCAACTCTACAATCCTGTCATAGCCGTACGCGCTGAGTACGTCAGCTAACGCGGCGGTCATGTTCGGTACAATCAGTTTATGGCAACGGATACGGCTTGTCTTATGCTCGGTATCCCAAGCAAGCCTCATGGGGTACGGCAGGATTAGGGTCTCAAGGTATCCATCACCTGTGATGTTAGGCTCGCCGTACTTGGCTGTGACCTGTTTGGTTGTCATCGACCCTGCCCCCTGTACTTTTTCTTGTAGAGCTTACTGCCCTTGTGGTTGCTCGTCTTGGTTTTAGCAACGATACCCTTACGGTTGACGACCTTCTTAGGCTTCTTCTTGACCTCCTTGGCTGCCTTCGCTTTTGCCATTGCCTTTTATCTTTTTGATTTCGTGGATGATCCGTACGATCGTATAGATTATGGTCGCGAAAAACAACACGGCCTGAAGGACGTGGTTGATGTCTGCTATGTTGAACAGCAACATGCACATCACATTTGCCAATATCACCTTCACGTCGCTAGTATGTAATGTGCCCTCTAACATGACTAATAAATGATTACCAAAGGGCGATAAGTTGACCCCAAGTAACACCCGCTACGGCCGTTACGTTTACAACTTGAATAGGACATATCTGTCCTGCAGGTATAATGACGTTCAATGAATACCCATCCAATGTGGTAACCGTCACGTTACCTGTAGCTGACCCCAAGCAATTATAAAGCACGGCACCTCTGTACGGAGAAACCGTTCCGGGGTCAGTTTGAGAATATATGGTATAGGCTACCCCTGCACTATTGAATGTGCCATCATTCAATGTCAGGGTTGTTGCAGCAACACCTATAATCGGACATATCGTTCCCGAACCGGTAGCTATAACCAAATCACCCACCTTAACACCTAATGTGATAAAATTCTTGGTAGTGTCTACTAATGTATTAGATCCCACTGCGCTCGTTGAGCCTGAAACGATATCGTTTGGGGTTGGGAGTAGGTTTGTTGCTCCTGAACCTAATACTTGAGCTACCCTTAGGGACTTAGTGTATGTTGTCTTGAGTGTAAGTGCCATCTTGTGTTTCGTTGTTATTATATGGGAACGCCTCGTTAAGCGCCTGTCTTCTTTTCTCGCAACCGCATCCCTCCTCGCTGCCTGTGACCGCCTTGGCCACAGCCTTCACGATAGGCTTGATTCCGGTGACCGTGGTCACCTTATCAATCGTATCTCCAAGCCCTCTACTGCGGTAGGTAATCTTCATTTCTTTCCGATGATGGAGTTCATCTTGGACTTGATTCCTCGGTTGGCAATCGCCTCGTCATAAATCACGCTGCCCCCGTTTGGAGGAAGCACGTCGCCGGGGGCCACATACTTGCCAATCTTCGTCTTGGTCTTTCCTTTGATCTTGTTCATTTCGCTTTCTTTTTTCCGGCCGCAGCCATCTTTTGAAACTTGGACTTGCCGTACTTCTCACGGCCGATAGCGGCGGTGATGGCGTCGGCACGCTTTGCACTGATGCCCTGCTTCTTCTGAATACTCTTGCTGAGCTTCTCGAACTTACTTGCCATATTACTTGTAGCGATTAACTGTGGTGTCTTTTACATAACCGAACTTAGCCATGTCGGCAGAATATGCACGCTCACGCTGTTCTGATTTTGCCTTTGACTGAACAGGCTCAGGCGTGGTAGCCAAAGGATAGTCACGTCCTGCGTTCATCTTCTTGCGAGCCTCTTGCTCTTTCTGTTCTGTCTTAGAGAATGGTTTTCCGTTGGTAGGCATTGTCTTGTTGTTTTATATGCTTGACAAATATACTATTATGCTTTTGATATTCTACTACCCATACCAACTCTTGACTTCTCAGCCTTCTTTTTTGCCAAAAGGGATGGGCTCATCTCGCCCTTGGTCTTTGGGGTCTCAGAGGACACCCTCTTGGACGGACGGCAGTACTCGTTGGACCCTCCCGCGCCACAGGCCTTTCCCGTGCGGGTGTCTACCCACTTCTCCTTCTCCCAACGCTTAAGGCTTGTTCCCGCCTCGCCCTTACGGACGCTGCCCGACTCCTTGCGACACTTGGCAATCGCTTGAGAGGCACGAGCCGACGGGAACACCTTATACTGAGCCTTTACCTTCTTATAGCAGGCGTCCTTCATGCCGTTGTGTCTTTAATGAATAAAGGAGAATAGGCAAGTACTGCATCATCTATGACAGAATCATCAGCCCCCCATGCCTGTAGGGTTGCATTGTCGATTTCAACTTGAAATGAACTTACAAAAGATGAGTTATCGCTATCGATAACATTGATCAATGAACACATAGCAATCGCAGAGTCTGCATTTCTATGTATTTGTGGTACATACCACATTATAGCATTTGCTGTCTTTTCTTGCAATTCACCGAATTGAATGGGTTGTATTTTTATATAATTATTCATTTTAATATAGTGCTAAATAAGGTGTGTTTACTGTACTAAATTGACCGGGAATTGTCAATGTTGTCGGCATAGTTGTTTGATTTACTGCAAACATGAACCAATACTGACTATTTGTTGTATCTAATGTAAATGATTGGAAAGTGTGGTTTGCTGTTACTATTAAAGAAGGGCTTGTTGTTACTGCGGATGAAGAATATAAAATCGCTGCATAGTACAATCCTGCTGTTGCGGAATATGTCGAAGAAAATGCTTTTTGTTTTAATGAATTAGTTGATCCTGTCGACAACATCGTTCCATCATTTGTAGATACTGCGACTCTTGTAAAGGTTCCACTACTATATGTATATAAAGCAACGCCATTAAAATTCGATGGTGTAAATACTCCTATAGTTGATTGGAAATATTTTACTCCGGTAATAGTCATTGCTCTCGGAACCCATATAGCAAGTAAATAAATTCTTTGTGATATAATATTGAATGCGCTATTTTGAATATACGCCATTGAAAATGTTGCAGGTTCCGCTTTAATGGTGGATCCGAGTGATGGAAATGATTCAGTCATCGTCCAATTCACCGAATCTGTTCCACCACCACCTGAATATTGAGGTATATTCAATGTATTACCAACAAGCGTAGATGCCCCACTTGTTCCGGTAGTAGTGAGTGTCAATGCACCCTGTTTTCCATTTAATTGAGTCTGAATATCACTAGTAACACCCTTCACATAGCTTAGCTCCGTAAGGGATGGATAGGTAGCAGTACTAAGACTTCCAATAGTGCTTCCTGTAGTGTTAAAAAACGCAATTTCATTATTAGTGCCTGTCCCTGTTACGGGATTGGTCAAAGCGTTTTGCTTCCCATTGAATGTAGTCCAATCCGTAGAACTTAAAAATCCTGATTGTGTTGCATTTGCCTGTTTGACCTGAATACTTGTTCCTGAGCCAATAACTGATCCTGTACCACCCGTAATAGTAAGAACAGAGCTTGTGGACTCAGTCAAATTTCCAAACGTCAAAGCATTCTGCTTACCATTGAACGTACTCCAATCAGCGCTTGAAAGGTATCCGCCCTGTGTCGCAGAGGACTGCTTGACCTCGACGGTGATTCCCGCCCCGATGATACTGCTTGACCCACCCGTGATATTCAATACACTCGAGGTGAGCTCAGCAAAGTTTCCTACAGGAAACGGGTCTAGTTTGTTATTGAAGGCGGTCCAATCCGCAGAAGTCAAGAATCCTTTTGAGATTCCTGAGGCCGACTGACCGTTGGTGTAGTCGATTGAAATAACGCCCGAAGAGGCGTTGAAGTCAGAGGCATTGAAAGAGGCAGCCCCCTTAGTGGACCCGTCTGCAAGCGCGTCCTGAATGGTAATGTTGGGGTTAGCGCCGCCGCTAGAAGACAAGGGACTCGAGGCTGTTACGGATGCAACCGTTCCTGCACCTACCTCTGTGCCTCCAAGTGTGATACCGTCACCTACATAGAACTTCTTGGTGTCGGTCGTGTAGGCGATTTCGCCTTCCTCCAATATGACCGAAAGCCTCTGCGTGTCTGTACCCCTCCTGACCCTTATGCTCATTAGAATGCTCCTCCGTCAATTAGTGTGTTTTGGTTGGCCAATAAGAATGATCCGCCATCAATCAGGACGTTGCTGTTTGTCACAACAGGTCCCCCTCCTGAATACTGAGGGATATTCAAAACAGAACCTACCAATGTGGCAGCACCGCTCGTCCCTATGGTTGTCAGAGTCAACGCGTCCTGCTTGTTATTGAAGTTAGACCAATCAGCTACCGACAGGTATCCACTGCTATTGGCTGAGGCCGCCGCAATGCTTATTTTGCCCGAATTCGTTATCGTACCTCCAATCAGTGGCGAAACAACACTGATCGAGGTAACCGTTCCGGGCTGAGTTGGCATCTTAGGACTCGGCTTCATTATGCTCCGGGCGTAGGTGAGAGCGGGAAGTCCCTGCCCTTGCTTTTCTTTTTCTCGGTATATAATAGAGGGGTCCTGTCAATCTTCTCGACAGCCTTTGTGCCCCTTGGGTTCACAGTGATATTGCTCTGACCCTTTTTGTAGGTCTCCCCGCCACGCTTCTCATATCTCTCCTTCATCCTCTCATACCTGCGCTCAGAGATAGGCTTCTCCTTCTCTCCCCTAACGACGCCCTTCTTGGATACGCGACCTGCCTTGCTGTACAAGTATTCGTAGTCTGCCATGGCTTACTTCTTTTTCTTTTTAGCTTTCTTGACGGGCTTTCCTGAGATAGCCTCGTACATGGGGATCTTCTTGGACTTTGCCATCAGTATCAATAGTTTTTTATTGCTATTTTTTATTCTGCAAAGACTTCAATGTTGATGGAACATCCTTTCTTAATATGGTTTTGGATGAGCTTTTTGTCGCTTTATGATATGTTCTATCACCTTCTCCCTCTTCTGACTTTAATTGATAAGTAGGTTTTCCCTTAGAATACCCTGACGTATCAATAGACTGCTGTGAGTATTTATAAGGTTCAATTATTCCGCCTACGGTGGTTCTTTGCATCTCAGTCTTAAAAACACGACCATCGGGACGAGATCCTGTTACGACCTT